ATCTAATGTTACAGATGGAGAAGCTGTACCAATCCCAACTCTATTATTTGTAGAATCAATATATAAAGTATTTGTATCAATACTTAAAGCAGTACCATCAGCAAAGTTAACAGTATCTCCACTATCACCGATAGTTAGAGTTGTGCCTGACTGTGGAATTATTTTATCTACTTCTAATTGTGACATTATACAATTACCAATGTTCCTGTTACTGTAACAGTTTCTGTAAATGTTACTGGACCTGCAAGGACTGCAGATTCAATTTGCATTTTTTTATCTAAAACTTCTGCGTGATGATAAATATCTTCTGATGCAGGTTTGTCACCTACATATACTGTTCCATTAACTTCTGACATATTGTCTCCTATTATTATGTACTAATACTATCTACTCTGCTTAACCATGCATCTACACTTGATGCAGCACTAGCCACACCATATAATACATCACCATTTTGTAAAACTATTTTAGCTCCACCTTGAATTAATTCAATTGAAGTTGCAGGTGGAATACTTAAAGTTTTTGCTACATATCTATCAGTTCCTACTCCACCTTTATCAATATAAATATCTACAGTTACTGAACTTGTAGTTATGTTAGCTAATCTTAAACCAATAATTGCATCATCAGAATCAGCAGTTAATAAAGTAGTTTCAGAATTTGTGATTTGAGTACCAGTTGATTCAAAATCCTGTGCCATTTTTTATTTTTCTCCTTGTTGTTTATTATATAGGTAACTTAGGTAAACGTCAACACTAAAGTGCAATTGCCATAGCCACAGCAAATCCTGCAGTAGCTTTAGTATTTAACTGTGTTTGAATAGCTGAAGTTACTCCATCTAAATATTGAAACTCTGTATTAGAAACATTACCATTAGCTATTTTAGTAGCATCTATAGCTGCAGCAGCTTTAATATCTGCATTAACTATATTAGTAATAGTATTATTATCTGAATCTATACTTTTGTTTGTTAAAATTTGTGTATCAGTTAAAGTTGCTACAGTACTATCAATTGCAATATCATTAGCATTTGCATCAATACCTGTACCACCTACAACATTTAATGTTACATCTCCAGATGTTCCACCTCCTGTTAAACCATCACCTGCTACAACTGAAGTAATATCTCCAACTGGAACTGTTGCTACTTGTGTATCTACATAAGCTTTGATAGATTGTTGTGAGGCTACTGCTGTTGCAGAATCTGAAGACATAGTATCTTCATCTAAGAATGCTGTACCAGATAATGTTCCATCTAAAACTGGACTAGTTAAAGTTTTGTTTGTAAGAGTATCTGTTGTTGCTCTACCTACTAATGTATCTGTAGATGTTGGTAAAGTTATAGTTCCAGTATTTGATATAGATGAAATTACTGGAGTTGTTAAAGTTTTATTAGTTAATGTTTGAGTTCCAGTTAATGTAGCTACAGTTGAATCTATTGCAAATGTAACACCATTACCAGCTCCAGCAGTATTAATACCTGTACCACCAGTTAATGTTAAAGTTTCTGAATCTAAATCAATATTTAATGGACCACCTGTATCAGCTTGAAAATCTAAATCTTGTGCAGTTACTTGTGAATCAACATATGCTTTGATAGATTGTTGAGATGCAAGTTTAGTTGCTGAATTAGATACCATATCATCTTCATCTAAAAATGCTGTTCCACTAATAGAAGTATCTAATACTGGACTTGTTAAACTTGGACTAGTTAAAGTTTTATTTGTAAATGTTTGAGTATCTGTTAATGTTGCAACTGTAGAATCAATTGCAAAAGTCATTGTTTGTGCAGAACCTGTTGTATCAATACCAGTTCCACCAGTTAATGTTAATGATTGTGAATCTAAATCAACTGTTTGAGAACCACCAGAGTCACCAGAAAAATCTAAATCTTGTACTGTTACTTGTGCATCTACATAAGTTTTAATAGCTTTTGCACTAGCTAATGTATCATCACTTGCTGATACTGAAGTTAAATCTGTATCAATATCTGTAATAGCTGTAGCTGAACCAATTACTAATGCATCTAAATTTACTGTACCATCAAAGTATGCATCTTTAAATTCTAAAGATGATGTTCCTAAATCAATATCATTATCTGTAATAGGTACAATTGCACCATCTAATAATTTAAATTGTTCTGTCGAAGTTCCTGATACATCAATATGAAAACCTATCTCATCATTAGTAGTATCAATTAAAATTTTATTTAAAGGAGTTGCTAAACCTGCATCACCAATTAATCCTATAACTGGACCTTCTGCAACAGTACCATCATGTTTGTGTCCTGTAGTATTATTAAAGGCTGCTAATAATTGATTATATTCATTATTAAATAATGCTGCTGTTATAGTATCGCCATTATTTAAAGAACTCTGTCTAGTATATCCTGCCATAATTTATCTTCTTCCTCCTGCTATAAATGAAACAAACATTCCATTTACTGAATATGGAGCATTAGTATCATTACTAAAAAATTTAAAGTTATTAGAAAAACCACTTCCAGTTACTAATATACTTTTACTTGGTAATGTAGCTGTACCAAATATTGCTGTACCAAAAACTGCAGTACCAAATAATGAAGGTGAACTTAAATTACCTACTGAAAAATTACCAGGTTGAGGTACATCTCCATTTTCAAAATCATATCTAATTCTTAAATTTAAATCGTTTTGTATTCCTTCAGGTTCAATATTAGCTTTAACTTTATATAAACTTTTTCTTAAACCATTATCACCATAGTCCATATCTGGTGTTTGAAATTCTGCTTCTACATTTGAACCATCAAAACTATTACCAGTATCGTGTTGATAAATATATCCTGATTCATCTGCATGAAAAATAACTTCTGTACCTGAACTATTTAAATCTGAAGTACAAACTGTTACAGGTAATCCTCTTGTTTCACTCCATTCAAATGCAGGTATACCTTCTGCACTATATTTAAATGTTCCTATAATTCCTTTTTGTCCAGAAGCTGCTTGACCAGATTGATAATAGAATAATCTGTATTGACTTCTTTCTCTAATAACCATACTAGAAACTGTATAGTTTCCAAAGTTGTTTAGTATATTATTTATAAGAGGTAAAATTTTTCTTGAAATAGAACCTAGTTCAACATCATCAATTCTAGCTGTACCAGCAACTGTTCTCAATCCATCAGGTGCTAAGAAAATTAAATCTCCACCTATCTCCTGAATAGAGTTGCCACTTACACAACCTATATTTTTAGTTACTGATTTAATTATAGGAGTAGAATCAAGGTTTGTCAACTCATATATACTATTTTTACAGAATATAATTAAGCTATTTCTAAATACTTTAATACCTATTACTATATCACCTACATCAATTGAACCTGCAGAAGCACCTTCAAAATCATAAGGTTTTAATCTAGTGCTATAATATACTGTACTAGGATTAGATGCTTGACCAGATACTATAATTCTTTCAGCATATCTTTCAATTAATGAACAACCTACTGGAGCAGACCTTTCAATTTCTTCAAAGTGATAGCTACCATCTTCATGTATATAAAATTCACCTATTTTATTTTGACCATCTACAAAATATAATGTTCCATTTTGACCACCTGTAGATTCAAAATTAATAAATCTAACATTAGTTTGATTGCTTCTAGGTATAGTTGTTGCACTAGCTAAACTAGATGAACTTATACCACCTATAAAATATGTTAATCCATTTTGAGTACTAGCAGTATTTGCATTAATATCTAATGTAAGTTCTGTGTCACTTTGAATAGATAGTACTTTATAAAAATTATTATCAATTTTAATATCATCACCAGGAGTAAATGATGTTGTAAAAGTTGTAGTAATTCCTGTTACTGTTGGTGAACCTGAACTAATTGAAACTGTTCCTGCTCCTGCAGTAAAAGTATCTTTATTTATTTGTACATAAGATGTACCTGTAGTACTAAAATATAAATCATCTGATTGAGCAACTACTACTCCATCTGCATAATTTATAATTCCATGAATAGTATCAGTTGATACACCACTAGGTATAACACCACTAGCACCACCCCATTTAGTATAACCACTTATTCTTCTATAACCACCTGTAGTAGATGATTCAAAGTTTTGTAATTTAGTTGCAGCTCCTGGAGTTCTAAATAAAGCATGAGAACTTGAAACTAAATCCAAGCCACCTTGTACTGTAATTGATGCTCCTTGAGTTGGCATAGTTTATCCTTAATATAAATATGTAAATCTAACATCTGACATATACTCTGGTTGAGGAGAGTTTAATTGGTCAGCCATATTTTGTAATCCTTTTTTATATTCATCTAAAGCTAATTGTGATTGTGCAATATTATCTTTAAACTGATAAATATAATATCTAGCTCTTGCTAGTAAAACTGGTTTGTATTGTTCTGGAAATAAAACCTTATCTGTATCATTAGTTAATTCAGTAGGTCTATTATAAGCAAAGAAATATATTCTATATACATCATCTGGTATAGGAGATAATCCAAATCTTCTACCATCTGAACTTCTTAATACTCTTAGTGGTGTTGAATAAGTTTGTGAATTAGCTTTGTTTGCTTCTTCACCTTGAGCAAAGTTAGCTCTCCATGCTGATAAAGTTGTGAATGCTAATTTATTAATTGTATGAGGAGCTGTCTTACCTGTAACACCTTCTGTTGTTAAAGTAAAATCATCCCAGTTAACTGAATCATAATCTGTATCTACATCAGCCGAACCTGCTTTCATAAGATACCATCTTTGTCCAGCTACAGTTTCTACATATGTATTACCATAATAGTCATCTTGAGGTGCTGCAGTCTTTAACCAAGACCATTCATCAACTGCATCTACAATATCAAAATAAGCTCTGTTAACACAGTTAGCTACAAATTTTTGTATACCTAATGCTCCTGATACTGTTGTTAGTTCTGGTTCATTTATTTCAACCAGTAATTCATTTGTCATTGATAAGTAAGTTTTAGCCATTTAACAGTTCCATGCTCTTAGTGATTTATTAATTCTTGAATTAGGGTCTCTTGCAGTTTTTGCAGATGTAAGTTTTTTCTTCATGCCTTTCATCCTTGCACAAAAACTCTTTCTTCTTTTATTGCCTACAACTTTACTTGGTGCTTTTAAGTTTCGTTTCTTACCAGTCTTAGTTCGACCTTTATTGTAAGAAGCTCTACCTTTAGCATTAAGTCCTCCCTTAGGATTCTTACCCTCTTTACGAGTCCAAGCAGGTGAAGACATTATACCCATTATTATTTTTTATTATTTTTATCTTTTTTAATTACTATAGTCATTACTCCACCATGACCTTTT